TGAACCTTTTGAGAAGGATCAACTCGTAAATCTCTACTATATCAAAAGAAACAACTCACAGCAGTTCGCCTTTGCCACTGAAAAGCAATTTGCCGAGTTACAAGAAAAGCAAGCCAAATCAAGCCTCTAAAATACCGTGTCTTTTCGCACACGCGTAGAAATCCATATCTTTGCAGCAAAATTTGCAAGATATGGATTTTATTTTTGATTCCGTGGTAGATATACCACAACTCAAAGCTCGGGCAATCTTTGTTACCGACACCACAACCCTCTTCAAAGAGGACGGGGAGATTTCGCCCCTTCAGCTCGACGAACATACCAAGTACGTTCCTTGGGGTGCAGACAACCTCATGCCCTATAACGTGCTCAAGAAGATTGAAGCCGATGAAACGCTGACCACCTGCCAGCAGTGGAACGCCGAAGTGTGCTACGGCCAGGGCCTCCAGTATGATACCTGCGAGTGTACCGCCGATGTCAAGAAGCAAATCGAAGATTTCTTCTTTGAAAACAACATGGCGGATTATTTCCTCGGCGCTTGCCTCGATTTCAAGCACTTCGGCTTCTGCGTCACCTTGATCATTCTTTCCAAGGATGGCACACGCATCACTACTATGCTCCGCAAAGAGGCTTGCAACTGTCGTTTCACGCCCGCTGCTGCCGATGGTACAAGCAAAGAAATACTCTTTGCCAACTGGGAGCACTTCGTTTCGCCCGGTGATGTGGAGCACATTCCTTTGCTCAATCTCTATAATCCGTGGACGGATCTGCAAACCCGTCTCAAGAACGGCACCAAGAAACGCAAGTTTGCCATCGTCACACGCATACCTACCGCACGTAACACGTACTATCCTATACCTTATTACGCTTCAATCTTCGCTTCCCGTTGGTATGATATCAAGCAGCTCATTACCACCGCCAAGAAAGCCAAGCTTCAGCACGCAGCCCCTATCAAGTACCAGATAGAGGTCAACGAACGCTACTGGGAGCGTATCTTCCGCGCCGAAGGTATAACCGACCCGGTCAAGCGGATGGAGCGCGTCAAAGAGGAAAAGCAGCGCATAATCGACTTCCTTACCGGCGCCGAGAATGCCGGCAAAGCATGGTTCTCTTCCTTCGGTATCAACCCGAATGGAGATGAGAACCACGATGTCCTCATCAAACGCATCGATGATGCCAAGGAGGGAGGCGATTGGGAGACGGACATCCAGGAAGCCATCAACGTCATCTGCTTTACCATGCGCGTCCACTCGAACCTCGTAGGTTCTGTGCCCGGCAAGAGCCAGTCAAACAACTCCGGCTCTGACAAGCGCGAGTTGTACACCATCGCGCAGGCTCTGCAGAAGCCCTACCATGATCTGCTTTTCTATCCCCACCAACTCCTCATCCGCTTCAACCATTGGGATAAGGCATTCCCAACATGCCCATTCATCCAACTAACTACCTTGGATGAACACAAGGATGCCAAAGAAACCTCGCTGGAGCAAAAGAAAACCGATAACGCCTAAATCTATAAACTATGTTAATACAAAACGATACAGAGCTTCGGAAGTATCTTCCTAACGCTCTTACCACCGTTGAGGGCGAAACGCCCTTGTACGACAAAATAAGTCCGTACCTCGCCAAGGCACATGCTTGGCTTGCCAAGCACTTTACCGGCACGGACATACTAACCGCGATAGAGGCATCTGCTCCTGCCGACCCGCTGCGGGAGCTCTGCGCCCATATCGTTGCAGTAGATGCATTTCGGCGAGCCATTCCGTCGCTCGACCTCATCCTAACGCCCAACGGTTTCGGCATCGTTTCCAACCAAAACATCGTACCGGCAAGCGCGGATCGTGTGAAGCGGCTGATCGACTCGCTCCTCACAAACCGCGATTCTCTCGCAAACACCTTGCTCGATAGCCTTGCCAAACGTTCCGACTGGCCCGAAACCGAACAAGCGCAGTTCTTCGGGGCAAGCCTTTGGCCTGACCTCGAACTGTCACGCTTGGCGGGGCACTCCAACGAATTATGGGCGCATTATCAGTCGCTCCGCCTGCAAGTCCTCTCTATAGAGCAGGAACTGGCAGAGCACTTCGTTTCGGAGGAACTGATAACCCGCTTGCGCCATAACATGCTTACACAGCAGGTCACTCCGGAAGAGCGCTCCATCATTGATGGCATACGCCAAACAACACTGGAGATGCTTGCCGGAAAACCGCTTGACTTCAAGCGGATGTCCTCCGTCGTGCAGCGCATCCGAACCAAACCCGCACTCTTTCCGGAGTGGCAGGACAGTTATACCTCTATGCTCTTTTGTCGCCCATCCTTCGAGAACCACAAGGATTCCGGAGGCTACTGGTGGTAATCGCTAACCTCTAAATCGTAAACTATGAACTTGAACATTATTCTTCCTACATGCTGGCAGGAGTTAACGCCCAAGCAACTCCGCTACGCATATTATCTGCTTGCACAGAACTACACTGCTGCAGAACTCAAAACCTACGCGCTCATCCGATGGGCACCGCTAACCGATGTGCAGAAAACCGATGTCGGTATTTTCTGCCATTACGAAGGAAAGCCGTATTTCATTACGTCTCTCCAGATAGCGGAGGCCATCTCCCAACTGTCTTGGCTTGAACGCTTGCCCCTCGTACCTGTGCGCCTGCCTTTGATAGGAAAGCTTCAACCGGTAGAGGCTGACCTCTCCGGCATTACCTTCGAAGCCTTCCTCATCCTCGAAAACCTCTACCAAGGTTATCTCGTCACAAAGGACATGGCTCTGCTGTCCGAGATGGCCGCGTACTTGTACCAATCCAAAGAGCCGGTCAGACTGGAGCCGGAAGAAGCCGTCTCTATCTTCTATTGGTACGCTTCTGCCAAGCAGTTGTTAGCGCGTCGCTACAAGCATTTCTTCGTAACGGCAGAGGAAGCCTCCTCCGAAGCAATGCAGGAACGCCTGCAGCAGCAAATGAACAATCAGATACGCGCGCTTACCAAGGGCGACATCACAAAGGAAGCACAAGTGCTTCGTATGGATGTACACCGCGCTCTCGTCGAGCTGGACGCTCAAGCGCGCGAGTATGAAGAAATGAAACGTGAAACCAAAACCACCTAACTATGACAACCGTTTCCAACTGGGATGCTACATCCTTCTTCGAGCGTCTCACCGACACCAATATCCTTGCCCGGAACAAGAAGTTTCGCTTTTGTAAAGTGAGCGGTCTGCAAGGCTTCGAGGACGCCCTCGCTTCCATGCAGACCACCACTGCCTTCGTCTGCGTCTCTGACACCGCCGAGGGTTACACCGAGCTCAACAACTCTCCGCGCACTCGAAGAGTCAAGACGGTCTTTTTCGCCATGCGTCACCAATTGGGAAACATGGCAGCCCGTCTTGATTGCTTCGATACCATGCGCGAACTGTTCCGGCAATATATGTCGGTGCTCATCCTGGAGCAGACAAAGCTTCAGGAACGCTCCCTGTATCTCGATCCGCGCATCCGCTTCTCGGAGATACCCGAGTACTTCGCTTCCGGTTGCGCTTGCGCTTCGTTCCAAGTGGCTATCGATATCTACACCGATTTACGGTACAATGAAGCCGAATGGCTGTCGGCAGCAGCACAGCCGGAGCAAGCACCGGCAAATCCCTAATCGTATCACAAACCTAAACTGAAATTTAGCATGACCTACACCGAAGAACAACTCCAGCAAATCGACCAATTTGCTTCTATCTACCTCCGTCCTACGGACATAGCCGTCATTCTCGGTGTCCGAATTGAGGAGTTTAAGCAGGACATCCAAGACGAGTCCAATCCGGCATTTACGGCGTACCGCCATGGGAAAGCATTAAGTAAAGTACAGCTACATCAGCAAGAAATGACCCTTGCTAAAGTAGGCTCGCCGCTTGCTTTGCAGACGGCTCGTGAAAACCTTTTAGACATGGAGGACGATGAGTAATGGCCAGACCACAGACAGTAGAAATAGCCAAGCGTGACCTCTTTACCGCTGAAGCGGAACTGATGGAACGTTACCCTGCCGAGACCGTGCAGCGTCTTCTCCGACTTCGGGAGGAATATACGTGGTTCATGTCGAACCCGGACGCGAAAGATAGGGTGTTTATCGGGGAGGTACGCTCGCGTTTTGGCATAGGCTTAACGCAAGCATATGCCGACCTTTCAATTGTTAAGGCTCTGTTGCCTACGCTCTCGCAGGCTTCGCGTGACTTTCACCGCTACCGCTTCAATGAGATGATATTGGAGACCTATCAGATGGCTAAGGCACGTAAAGATACCAAGACGATGGAGAAAGCTGCCGCTTCCTATGCCAAGTTCAACCGTGTTGACTTGGAGGACGAGCAGGCTGTGCCTTATGAGATGATTGTGGTGCAGCCCTTCACTGCTACCGACGACCCGACCGTGCTCGGTATCAAGCCTATTCCTAACCTGCAAGAGAAGATAGACAAGATGATCAAGCACTATGGCGCCGAGACTATCGACATCGAGGACATCGAATATGAGGAGGCAGACTTGGAGGAAGAGATGTGGACGCCTAAAAAAGAGGAGGAACAGCCCCATGAGTAAACGTGTCTATTTCAACACCCCGCAGCGGTTGACGCAGCTCATCGGTGCCAATACTACCGTTATTGTTGCCGGGCGACGTACCGGCAAAACGGACTCTATCGCCTCTCCCTTCGTGCTACGCAACATGCAACGCATGCCTGGATCAACGGGCGGTATCGTCGTACCCACGTTCAAGCATGGTCTGACGAACACCATTCCGGGCCTTCTTGCCGCATGGCGTCGATGGGGCTTGCTGCCCAACATCCACTATGTGGTGGGCAAGAAACCGCCTAAGTCCTTCGGCACGGCTATCATTGAGCCTACCGATTTCGAGCACGTTATATCATTTTATAACGGCTCTCGTGCTATCATTATTTCGCAGGACCGCCCTGGCTCTTCCAACTCGCTTACGCTCTCTTGGCTTCTAATTGACGAGGCCAAGTTCATTGACTATGAAAAGTTGAAAGAGGAAAC